GCAGCGGTTCCACCAAATACACCAATCGAATATGGAGCTTCACGAAGACCTCCTTGGACACGAGTTTGGCGAAATGTAGCCTGCCACTGGCGTAGAGTGTCGAGTTTCCTACGCAAGATATTCTTCTCGACAACACCACGACAAGTGGTAATTAACATATTCACCTTCTCGATACACTTGGCAAGCAATGCCTCATAGTCATTTTCCGACATGTTTTCATACTTCTCGAGGTTTCCACAACGAGCATATTCATTACATCGGAGACACTTGGCATAAGCTTCTTCAAATTCCTCGTTTTCCATATTACCATAAAGCAAAGGCTTAATTGACTGACGCTCGAAACACATATATCCACCTTCTGCAAAGTAGACAATAGTTTCAAAAGCAGCATCAATCAAATCAACAGCAGATGCTTGTTTGGTAAAGGCACCAATGGAAAACAACTTCATTCCTCCAACTCGGAAATCAAGATCTGAAGCATCACACAGTCCTAAAGCCAAACAAAGACTCAGAACATGCGAGATCTTCTTAAACCCATCATTCCGAATGACAAGGGTCCAATTCTCTTGCAATTCCTTCAACAACAAGAGCCATTTGGGCTTGTCTTTTTCTGCAACAACACCAATCTCACCAGTTTGGCAATCAAAAGTGGCATCTAAATATTCTGTAATGTAAGTCATAGCCGCATTAGCAACTGACTCATGGTAATGAGTTTTCAGATACAAAAATGTTGTTGCAAGGAAACCAGAGGTGGTAGTACAATCCTTTGCTGCTAAAAAATATGCAACCAAATCTTCAACTTTGTTGAGAACCTCCGGACTAACCGGAATTCCTCGGACATTAGCGAGATTCGACAATGCAGTAGCAAGAGCAACTGATCCAATCTGAGGTGTGAATACCTCCTTCTTCTTTGGTTTCCATTTTCCTTTATCCCGTCCTCCGCGGGGCCTTTTAACACGTTCAATAACTCTTGCATTCTTGTTCTTAAGGTATTGTGCACGACGATCTTCTTTCGTCTCAACCTCCCCCATCTGGGGAGTAAAACACAATCCTGTACGAACTTGCAAAAGCCATAAACGATGTTTCCATTGAAGGATTCTTCTTACTCTCTCTAAGCCATAACAACAAGCTAAGATCAAAGAACAAATCCAACAAACCAATACAGGAATGATTATATACAACGACATGCAAAGAAAATACAAGATCATCTCACATGCATGACCAACCGATGTTGGAATCATCCGCATCAAATCAATCTCCGTCCACCACGGAAAAGTTAAAACTGCAAAGTATCCGATTGTATAACAAAAAAATAAAGGATGGTACCAGAATAAACTGAGAGACCATCGAATGAAAATCCACGAAATAGAAAAAACGTGGTTCAAATCTGCAACGGCATACTTGAGGGCTGGCCTTTGGCGTACCAGCATCTCCCGAACACAATTTCCGTATCTGCTAGCCTGATCAATAAAGTTCATGCTGTGTTCAAGATAAAAGGAACGTAGTCCTCAATTGCAAAATCAAATGACTTTACACTCACATCAATCTTTGAATAAAAACTCATAAGTCGTCTTACGGCAGAGCCAGGGTTTCTTTGAATACCCCAAACATTGCGACAAAATTATTGTTTAAATCTAGGAGAGATGTCCGAAATATTGTTCTAATCTAGTAGCGCACAAGCTATCATCGAGTGCCAATCTCAAGACTTGTGATTCTGAATCCTCACCGGAACTAATGAGGTAAATCGAGTTTCGCTTGACCATTACGTCGACCCATGCTAGTAGGGTACGTCTCGAACTCCTTACTCTATCAAAGAACGCCAAAACGGCGCTAGAGTGATCAATCAAGATCAATATACAATCGAGTCAGAATTATCAATTCACGACCGATTACCAGAAGGTGTCTCTTACGACTACCAAAGTGTCATCTATTACTAGAATGATAAAATGTGAATCCAATTGTAAAAACCGCCGATCAAGGTCGGATTTTCAATAAACAATGGACGCGCCTGCAAAAGCAGGTACACATCACTTCGGTAAACAAATCATTTTCCTATAGAGGCATAAGAAATCATTGTTACCTATAATACAAATTTTGACATACTTCATAGACCTGTCTTATCTCAGATATGTCTTACCTCATGACAGAGGGGTCCCACTATCCCAGGGAACGGGTATGATAAAGGTGCAAAACAGCAAAGATATCAGTGCAGAACTAGAGAGCGTCGTAACGCTCTAAAGCACTACATCTGACACTAAAACTGGGCGTGGTTAAACG